TATAGGTACATAAAATGAACAAAGTAACAAAAGACTTGATGAAATGGTTTCCAACTCTTGATTGCAATCAAGCATTTGATTTGCACATGAAGTTAATGATGGAAGGTGTTGATTTCTCAGAGATCAGCAACAAAGAACTAAAGTCCGAAGCTGCTCGTTTGTTAGGGGCTGCATAAATGAAATACTCATACATACAATTAACAGACGAAGGCAAACGCCAGTTAATGCGTGAACTTAGCCGTGAGCTTACCGACAAAAAGATTGCAGAGCTTATGGATCAATTTGCTGATGGCGTAAAAACAGATAGCAACGGCGAACCGTACATCAAGATTGACCGTGACGAGGTGTTGATGTGTGCTGTGCCAATGTATACACACTTTATTGACATTAATCATATTGAAACCGTTACAGCTAACGAGGAAGATGGTAGCGATGAATAAGCATAACTGGCCTTTCTTGACTGACCTTGGTGATTCAAACTGGACAGGTCGCACCACTCGCACAATGCGTAATCAGACACGCTATTCGGCAGCTGACGAACGCATACCGCCTATTGCTTGGGTGGTTGGCTTGTTGATGTTGGCGCTTGTGTTTGGTTTCTTTCCACTTTTATCGGTGTTGATGAAATGAACGAGCGAATAAAAGAGTTGGCACGACAAGCCAAACCAAACCCGAATTTAATTTGGGAGGATGCTGACCTTGAACGCTTTGCTGAGCTTGTGCGCCAAGATTATTTGCGTGAACTGAAAGCGTTGAAGCCTGTGGCTATACGCAACCCTATCAATGGGATGATTGAAGTTCAATGGGGTGCAAGCGTTCCCCTTGGAACAAAACTCTACGCACTAGAGGTGACGAAATGAACCTTGACCAAGGTAAGTTAGCCCAAGGCTTGACTGATGAAATGCTTGCGCTGATACACCAATACGATGAGTCACTGTATCTAGCGACTGTGTTAGGCGTACTTGAGATTGTGAAAGCGCAATTGATTACCGACCATTTAAACGAGGTGAATGATGAACAAGATTGATTTAATTGTTGATGCGCTTGAGCAAGCTGATCGTATGCGGCGAAAGCAGGGCTATACAGAAGAATATTTACAAGAAGCACTCGCCGCAGCCCGTGAACTCAAAGCGTTGAAGCCTGTGGCTGTAAGAAATAAATTTGCTTCAACGTACATGGAATTTTCAAGTATTGAGTTATGGAAATCAGATATTCCAACATCCGTTACATTGCTTTACGCACTAGACGAGGTTAAACATGATTGACCAACGATTGGCTAGTCAACTTGCCTTAATTGAACGTGCTTATCTTGTGCTTACCATTTGGGCAGAGGATTACAGCAACATTGACGAGGATCACCAGCAAGTCATTGATGATTTGCAAAAAGAAATTAAACGAATTACGAAAGAGTTGGAACGTAAACCTGTTTACTGGATGCATTGCAATGGGCCGAAGTTACGAATTGTGTTTACGCCTGAACCTGGTGCTGTTGCCATGTACCGTCAGGAGGTGTAATGAGCGATTACATTAAAAAACTGGCTGAACAGGCCGGAATGGAATGGGAAACGCAGAGTTGGTGTTGGTTGGCAAATCCTCCGCATCTTGAAAAATTTGCCGAGTTAATTCGTGCTGAAGAAAAACCTAAATGGCAAGAACTTCACAAAGACGAAATTAAGCAAATCCTTAATGATGGTGAAGAATGGTCTAGCCTTGAGTTTGCACAAGCCGTGTCAGACTTATTGCGGGAGAAAAATGCATGAACCAAGTCGCTTGCAACACCGATCCGTCAACCAGTTGGGCTGCTGCTGACTCTGCAAAGTCTTTAGCGGCTCAACACGCCACAATCATCATTCAAGCCTTATGCAAATATGGCCCGCAAGGAAAAGACGGTATAGCGCAGATTACAGGACTCGATGGCAACCAGGTTGCGAGGCGGCTTAGTGAATTAGAACGCAATTATGAAATTTTGCTAACTGGTCGCAACGTGCAAAGCAAGTCAGGCCGTGCCGAACGGGAATGGAAAGTGATGCCAAAGCAGATGGATTTGATATGACCGACTACTCGCCCCATCCCGCAATCGAGTACATTTGGGACAACGCACCTCATTACGCTAAAGCCAAGGGAGAACTAGCGCAGCTGGAGGCGTTTAAATCAAGCCTAAAGGCAATCCTGATGAAGAAGTCAGGCGAAACCGCTGTGACCGCCCAAGAACGCGAGGCATACGCTCATCCGGATTATCAGAACCTATGTAATGCAATTGGGGCAGCAACTGAGAAAGCAGAGTTGTTAAAGTGGCGGCTTACGAGCGCACAACTCAGGTTTGATGCTTGGCGCACAGAGCAGGCCAGTAACCGACAAATTGAAAGGATAACTAAATGATCGACTATTCAGAAAGCCTAATAAAAATCACATCACTTGTCAGACAATACCGAAAACTTGTCTTAAAAGGACAGTTTGAAGCAGCTGCTGACGTTGCTGTCGATATGCAAATTGCAGTTGTTGATCTGCAAGAATGGTCGGAGGCTCAAGTTGAACAAAGTACAACGCAAACACTTTGAGAAACTTGCAGAACTTGGATGCTCGTTATGTCGACACTTGGGATATGGGGAAACACCCAGCCACATACATCACATTAGACGATTAGGAATGAAACGTGAAAATGCCCCCGTTATTCCGCTATGCCCGACTCATCATGTGGGCAATGATGGGGTACATGGATTGGGCAAAAAGGCGTTTGCTGAAAAGTATGGGGTTACAGAAGAAGATTTATTAGCCCAGACTGAGGCATTATTGTGATCGCCACCTTACAACTGCCATTGCCACCGTCAGTTAACACCTATTGGCGCAACTTCAGGGGTAGAACAATCCTTAGTAAAGGCGGCAGAGATTACAAACTAGCGGTGCAAGAGTACGTCACGGTCAACAAAATACCTAGCTTTGGTGATGCCAGACTTCAGTCCATCATCACGATATTCCCTAGAGACAGGCGCAAGCAAGATTTAGACAACAGGCTCAAAAGTTTGCTCGACAGTTTAGAAAACGCAGGCATTTATGACTCAGATTCACAATTCGACAAGATAGAGATAGCTAGGGGAGTGATTAAAACTGGAGGTGGATGTACAATCGTGATTGCTACCCTTTGAGGTTAGCGTTAACAACGCAGAATCAACCTTTCGCGAAGGTTATATGAATCCAGCAGACAAAGTCGAGCAGTGGTCAATCGACAAACTTGTGCCTTACGCACGAAACAGCCGCACCCATAGCGACGAGCAGATAAACCAGATCGCAGCCAGCATCAAAGAATGGGGCTGGACAACACCAGTCTTAGTCGATGAGAACGGCGGCATCATCGCTGGCCACGGCAGAACGCTCGCAGCCAAAAAGCTCAAGATCAAAGAAATCCCAGTTGTCGTGGCCACAGGATGGTCGGATGCCAAAAAGCGTGCCTATGTCATTGCGGACAATAAACTGGCGTTGAACGCAGGATGGGATAACGAGATGCTGTCGCTTGAGATTGGCGAGCTTGGTGACTTAGGTTTCGATCTTGACTTGATCGGATTCACGCCAGAAGAGATTGAGGCTCTGTCACCAATTCAACTCATTGACGGGCTGACTGACGAAGATGTAGTACCTGAACCGCCACCAGAGCCGATTACTAAGCTTGGTGACGTTTGGATATTGGGCAATCACAGGCTTATGTGTGGGGATGGAAAAGATTATTCTAATGTCGAAAGGTTGTTAGATAACAAAAAAATTAACTTAGCAATTACATCTCCACCTTACGCATCACAAAGAGATTACGACAAAGAATCTGCATTTAAACCAATACACCCAGATGAATTTGTAAACTGGTATCAAGATATATCATCAAACATCATGGTCAATTTGGCAGATGATGGTTCGTATTTCTGCAATATCAAACCTAATGCCGAAGGATTAAAAAGAGAACTTTACGTTTTTGATCTGGTGTTGGCTCATGTAAGAGAATGGGGTTGGAACTTTGCCGATGAATTTTGTTGGGAAAGAAATGGAATTCCGCAACAAGTAGCAACAAGGTTTAAAAATCAATTTGAACCCATTTACCATTTCACAAAAGGAAAATGGAAATTTAGGCCAGAATCGGTACAGCATGAATCTAAATCCGTTCCCAAAGCCAAAGGCAAAGGTGCTGGTAATACTAATGCAGCCAAAAGACAAGGTGTTGTCTCGGCGGTAGATGGAAATGATGTGGCAGCAGGAATGGCATACCCTGGCAATAGGTTGCCTACATTTCAATCAGAGGCGTTAGGCCATCCGGCTGCATATCCTGTGGGATTGCCAGAATTCTTCATTAAGGCATACACAGATGCTAAAGATGTTGTATTCGATCCGTTTATTGGTAGTGGATCAAGTTTAATAGCAGCAGAAAAGCATGGAAGAATGTGTTTTGGTACAGAAATAAGCCCAATGTATTGTGATTTGATTATTAAACGATGGGAAAATTTCACAGGCAAGAAAGCAGTTCTTTCGGAGTTATAAAATGGCTCAAGGTATAAAACACAAGCCAACTCAAGCAGATAGGGACACAGCAAAGCGTTTATCGGCGTTAGGTTGTCCACATGAGGACATTGCCATTCGATTGAAAATCTCAGCCGATACCCTGACCAAGTATTATCAAGATCAGCTTGATGAAGGCAGGATTGACGCTAACTCGGTCATTGCTGGTACTTTGTTTCAGCAGGCCAAGAATGGTAACACTCAGGCGGCTATCTTTTGGTTAAAGACCAGGGCGCGGTGGAAAGAGACTAGCTCGCACGAAGTTACAGGCGCAGATGGCGCACCGTTAGTCTTTGCTAAGATCGAGCGTGTGATCGTCAAGAATGGGTAAGACCCTCCAGCTCAAGACTCCAGAGTGGGCTGTTCCGTTGCTTGACCCGTCACGATATAAGGCAGCATGGGGAGGCCGAGGCTCTGGGAAAAGTCATTTCTTTGCTGAGATGATGATTGAGACTCACATCATGGATCAGAAGCGTCGAAGCGTCTGCGTGCGTGAAATACAGAAGTCGCTGCAGCAATCGGTCAAACGGCTGCTTGAGACCAAGATACAGGCGATGAACGCTGGCGCATACTTTGAGGTTCAAGATGCGGTCATCAAGTCCAAGAAAGGCGATGGCGCGATTATCTTCCAAGGTATGCAGAATCACACCTCTGACTCGATAAAATCGCTAGAAGGTTACGACTGTGCCTGGGTGGAGGAAGCCCAGAGCTTGAGCCAGACGAGTCTCGATCTGTTGCGCCCAACGATACGAAAGCCCGACTCTGAGCTGTGGTTTACATGGAATCCTCGGCAGCAATCCGATCCTGTGGACTTCCTGCTGCGTGGGCCAGAGCCACCAAAGGATGCCACGGTCATCAAAGTCAACTTTAGCGACAACCCTTGGTTTCCCGATGTACTTCGTGACGAGATGGAGTACGACCTTAGACGAGACCCAGACAAGTATCAGCACGTTTGGCAAGGTCAGTATTTAACAAACAGCAACGCCAGGGTGTTTCGCAATTGGAAGATTGACGATTTTGAAGCATCACCAGAGGCAATTCACCGTCTGGGCGCAGATTGGGGATTCGCTATTGACCCGACAGTGTTGGTGCGATGCCACATTATTGGGCGCACGCTATACATTGATTACGAGGCGTACATGGTTGGGTGCGAGATTGTGAACACGCCTGACCTGTTTATGACCATTCCAGAGGCAGAGAAGTGGCCAATCGTGGCAGACTCAGCAAGGCCGGAGACCATCAGCCACATGAGAAAGAACGGGTTTCCTAAGATCATGGGCGCAGTCAAAGGGGCGAAGTCTGTCGAGGAAGGCATCGAGTTTCTAAAGAACTACGACATCGTGGTGCATCCAAGGTGTAAACACACGATTGACGAGCTGAGTCTATACAGTTATCGCACCGATCCGCTAACTGGACGGGTGTTACCGTTGCTGCAAGACAAGAAAAACCATGTGATTGACGCATTGCGTTATGCTTGCGAAGGTGTAAGAAGAACGAATATTTCTAAGGTTCAGAGCTTCACACCCTTGCCAGTTAGTAACAAATGGTGATTTAA